GATACTTCGGGCGATGTTGAGATATTGTTTTCCGCAAAAATTGACCCGTGTGTCTTTCCTGTAAATGAAAGGCGCAGCCCCATCCACCGCCTTGGTCCGTTGAATTTGATGGAGCAGCTGATCCATCGGCGTTGCAGCCACGCCCCGTCGACGCTCGTCAGAAATTCCATGAGCGACTCGAAAATGCATGGCGATGTCGGGTTTTTTGAATGCCCGCCACAGCCCCTCTTCATTGCGCCAATAATCGCGGCCATCAAACCAGGTGTCCTTTATCGCTGCACCCGTGGTCTCGGCGCGGAATTCATTCACGAACTTGCGTCCGAGAATCTCGCCCCAAGACACGAACGCCTTGGTCCCGGTGAAGCACTGCATCCCCGAGGAGCGCACGATGGCTGCGGTGGGGTTGGAAGCTGTGTCGTCCCAGAAACGTGAGCCTCGAGCGCCAATCTCAAAGGGACCGGACCAACGACCGGGGAAGCGTTTCTCTACTTCCTCGGCAACCCGAGCCGTGGGAATCTCATCGCCGAACTCGCCCCACTCGGCCTTTTGGGAAACCGAAATGACCCACGAGTAAAGGAGATCAAGTGAGAGCGGCTTCGTGGGAAGTACCTCCCAATCGAGGCCACAGTGATAATACTGACTGGGGCGCGCGAGCGCTTCATCGTCGATACCGGGGAAGAGCTTTTTGAGCTTCAACTCCTTCTTGATGCGCGAGAGAAACTCCACTGTGACGCGCCTGGTGAAGAGGAGCAGAGGCCCCTCAAAAAGCCAAACGAGCCGCACCCCGCCCGAGAACGTGGTGCAGATGTAGCTCGGGGGATAAGCAACGGAAGCCCGCGACATGAAGGCTGCCCGCTCTTCCGGCGATACTTGCGCGTCGTAATCAACGACCAGGCCGTGCATGAGCGTGGCCGGATTGGTCTCGGTCACGCGCAATGCGGCGTTGGCCCCTTCGAATGCGGAATAGAAAAGGTGCTGCGTTTTTGCATCTGCTGACCACGTGCGAAACTCATCCTTGGTCATGCCCTGCGGCATCGTGCCATTGCGGAACGCCCAGGGCTCGCCGGGTTTCACGCACCCGGTCGAGAGGTTCGGGAGGCAGAAGAATGAAGCGGATGGTATGGAATCGGCGCTACCTGTTTCCGTGGTATGCATTGGCTCATCGCTTTGCATACTGTGCATACTAGGATTGGCGTCGGTATGCATACCAGATGGTTGCTCGTCGGGCTCTTGGGTATGCGATGGTTCAGGAATTGCATACCCAGAACCGTTCTCAGTATGCATTGGCTCGTCGCTTTGCATACCGTGCATACCCGGATTGGCGTCGCTTTGCATACCATCCGACCATCCTTCGCGATGCGCCCGTGATTTGACGGAACCAATCGGAATCCCAAACCGTTCGCAAACGGCCTTATAGCTGCGAGTTTCCAAATAGAACGCCTTAACGTCGTCCCAATTAACGGGGGTTGATTCCATTATAGTTCGGTTTCTTTCGCGATCTCTTTGCCGAGAGTTTCATTGAGAACTTCCAAGGGATAGGTGTTGAGCACCCCGAACAGCTCGTCCTCTGTGCTGCCCATCTCGATTCCCAACTCCCGGCATAACGCCTCAGCGAGTTGGTCATTTTCCTTTGCGTCGGTTGGCAACAACGCCCAGCCGTGGATGGCGGCGAACGCTCGGACGCTCAGCAGCGGAACGGTTCTGTCCTTCATCGGGAGCCTCCTTTCGCGATCTCCTCGCCACAAATCTCGTCGAGAACTTCGACGGGGTAGCTGTTGACCTGGCCGAATAGTTCGTCGCGGGCCTGGCCCGTTTGAATTCCATCCTCGCGGCAGAGCTTTGCAGCACGCTGGCCGACACTCTGGGCGCGGGCAAGCGACCACCGGATTCCGTGAATTTTAGCGTAAGCTCTCACGGTCAAAAACCCGGTATCCGAGCTGTTGTATGAGTTCGCCTGGATCGCCAGGGCGCGAACTTCGGCGAGCTTCTGATCTTGCTCGGCCATGCGCCGTTCTTGTTCCCTGGCCGCTTTGATCATTGCCTCGAACTGGTCGAGCGCCGACATGCCGGTTTGCACGTATGCCCCCGTCTTGCGAATGGAGGGCAAAACTTCGCTCGTAACCCATTTTTGGAAGGCCTTCGCTTCCGGCTTTCGGCTTTTGAAAACGAGCGCGTAAAGGCCAGACTCGGTTACGACGTTAAAAAACTGAGCCCCTCCGTGTCCAGTCTGACCGTCGGGATTAGCGACGGTCAGCTTTTCGTCATCTTCAAGAGAGGAAACGGCGTCTCGCGGATTGGCAATTTCGAGAATCCGGCAAACGTCTGCTGCGACAAAGAGAGGGGCGTCGGGTGATCCGGCAACGCGAACGGGCCGGTTTTGGAATGTATAGATTTGAAGTGAGTTCATTTACAATAGCGGTTGGTGACAACTGCCTCGGCGGCCAAAGGGCAGCCGGGGAGCCAGTCAGGAGTGATGGACATAAGGCGTTCGATTTCATGAGTCCCCGTATGCACTGGGACCTCGCACACGGCCTCGTCGTGAACGTGGAAAACAACATCGATCCCGGCGCGGTCCAGCCGCAGCAGGGACTCGGCGAAAACTTCACGGGCAACGGATTGAGTTAAATTCTCAGTGATTCGGCCTCCGTATATGTATTGGCGAAGACCGCCGCGCTCGGTTTGCGCGGTCCACCCGCCTTTGGACAATACGTCGCGGTAAACCAGCCGACGACCGGACGGGAGTTCAATCTCGTAATCGCCGCCCGCCGAGCGCCGGAACTCCGTCTGGAGCCGATTCCATAACGCCGTGATGCGCCGGTTGGACTGGCGGAACTCGGTCACCGTCCGCTCGGCCTCGGCGAGCGTGATCTCGATGCCGCCCATGATTCTTGCCACGGCGACGAATTTCGCAGCCGCACATTGATAACCGAGTCCGAGCACCCTGGCCTTCGCGAGGGAATAGAGGCGGGGGTTCTCCTTTTTAAGCGTGCCTCCCGTCCAGCCCATCGTCATGCGGGCGTGCGCTTCGTAAAGAGGTACCCCTGCGTCAAGCTGGTCGAGCAATGCCTGGTCGCTGCACAGCCACGCCAGCACGCGCGGTTCGATCTGGGAAAGATCGCAAACTACAAATTCATATCCGGGACGCGGCACAATACAGGAGCGCAAGTCAACTCCGTAGGACTCGCCACGAGGGAGGTTTTGGATGTTGTATCCGGCATCGCCGCTCCAGCGACCGGTGTGACCGCCGAAATATTTCAGCCCGTAACCCATGCAACCGTCCGTCGCGCGAGTGCGCCTTTGCATGGTTTTGAGCTTTTCCCGGAGCGCGTTCCCTTTGCGCCAATCACGCATTGCGCCCACCCATGGATACTGCTCGCCATAGGTTTTTTCCCACGCCTCACAGCCGGGATCGTCCTCAGCAAGCGACGGAGGCGGTGTGATCCCCGCCACGCGGCAGGCTTCGCCAAGAGCTTTTGGCGAGAGCACTTTTGAATCCGAATCCGACCACGGGATCTTTGCTTCAGCCTCGAAGAGGACGCGATCCAATACGCGGATGCTCTGTACAATGCGGTCGGCATCCACTTGAAATCCGCGCCAGCCAGCCAGCATAGTCAGGCGTGCCAGTTCCTGTTCGTGCTGTGGCCACGACGTGGAGTGCTTTTTCCAGAGGTCATAACAAGCATGCGCATCCCGGAGCGCGTAATTACGCAGTTCCTCCGCGCGGCCTGCATTGACGGCATCCTCCCACGTCTTTCCTTTCATCCAGGTCCGCATGTCCTTGGCCACGTCCAACCCGAGCAGTTGCTTGGCGGCCCCGGCGAGATTACGCGGCGCTCCGAGATAGACCGACAGGTTGGCAGTGCAGCCGAAACCAGAGAGCTTGATGGGCGGCACGATCCCGCGCTCAATGAGATGCGCGAGCACCAGACCATCATACGAAAGGTTGTGGGCGACGACGAACGCGCCATTCAGGCGCGCCCAATCAAAGTCCTTGGGATGCCCGACCCACTTGAAATCGTCCGTTACCACGGAAACCAAGTAAACGTCCACGCGCGGATCGCGCAGGTAGTGGTAGGCACCAAGGGAACTGATGTCGCAGCCCTTGGAGTAGAACGACTCGAAGTCAATTGCGGCAAGCATTCGTCTCCTCCCGATGCTGAGATTGAAGTATTTCCCGGCCTATCAACTCTGCGGCAGCATCGAAGGCTAGCGCCTCTCCGCAGAGGACCAAGACGGCCAAACACTCGTTGGATTTCCCAACTTTCAGTAAGCACAGTGCGATTTCTGCGTTCCTTCTGAGCCTCTCTGCATTGGCCGCACCCTGGGAACATATCTCCCGCAGCACACGGGCGGTTCGTTGGGTGTAGATCGCCTTGTGGAAGCCGCGAGTGCTGCGATCCCGCCATTTTTGGAGAAGGTCGGTTGCTTTGGAGAGCAGATTGCCGATGCGCTGCCTCAGAACACGTTTCTCTTGTTTGTTAAATTTGGATTCCATTATAGGAGTCGATTGGAGAGCGGGTGTGGACTTGAACCACACCCGCTTCATGTGTTGTTGCTGATTTATGTGAGGAGCCCGGCTGCGAACCCCACGAACGCTTGGCTGTGAGGTGCTTCCTGACGGAGCACCGGGACGAAGACGAAGTTCATCCCGATTTTTTCGCGCTTGGAGGTGAGCGTCCAACCGCACTGATGGAGCCCGTTTTTCAGCGAGAACTGGCTGGCCGTAATGAGGGTCTTCCCAACGCGCGTGAACGCAGTGGACCTCAGAGTCCACAGGCCGACCCCGTAGTAGCCGCCCTCGAATTCGTAAGGGAACATCAGGTCTGGCCCAGTGGGGGACTTGATCAACACAAGTGCGTGCAGCATCGGGCCGAACGGCGGTTTCTGATTATCCTTCCAATCGATCCAGCCCCCGGCTTGCTTTACCTCGTCGAGCGTATCGAACACGCGGGCAATTTCATCGCTGCCGTATGGTACGTTCTCGACGTATTGCTTGCGGATTCTAAGAACGGTCACCGATAGCGGCTTAACGCCATCCGACAGAGCTATCTCCTTGTTGTAGACGAATGCACCGGGCTGGAATGTTTCGGAAAGCGGCCCGACCGACTGGGCAAGATGCAGTTTCGGAATTATGAAATCTCCTGGCAGAAACTCACCTTCCACAGACCCCGATGGCGGTGGTGCGGTTTGTGCCTGTGGAATCCGGACGGCCTGCTCCACAACGGCGATTTCTTTAGCCGCAGCGGGTGTTGTCTTTTCGTTTTGTTTGAATGAACTGATCATAGTTATTTCTTGGTTTTGGCGAGGTAGAGTGTTTCTTTCGCCGTCTCGACAACGCCGAGATCAGCCAGGGCCTCACACAGCTCCTGCTTTGCTTTGGCCTTGGCCCCGCGCGGGGCGGCTTCGGCAAAAAGGGTTTCAAGTTTTGGAAGGCTGACTTCGCAGCAGCCGATGAATTGATCCGGCGTCATGCGCTCCCGGACGGCCAACCATGCGGCGAGCGGAGCGGTAATCTTCCGTGTGCCCGCCCGTTCGCGCAGTTCGTGGCCGGGAATCTCCTGGCCGCCAAGGCGCATCTGGAGGGCATGGCGCTTTACCGATTCACACCATTTCTCCATCACGCGGGCAATGGCCAGCGCCTGGCTCATCTGCGCGGGGTCGACGATCTGGCTTGGGTGATACTGCTCGGGAAGTTTGAGTTCCTCGTCGTAACCGTTCGCAATCACCAACGCATGCTGGTGGAGCGCGGAGCAGGTGGCCTGACGGGCGCAGTATAGGCAATGCTCGGTCGGGTAGAGCGTTTGTTCAGCGGACTCGCACCGCGCGATGATGGTCTCGACACGGAGCCGCAGGCGCAGCATGTCCGAGCGGTGATAGAGTGCCGTGGAAACTTCGTCCCGGCGGGGGAGAAGCAGGAATGCCTTAACGGTATTGACGCTCGGCCATTCTTCAAAGACTCCAATGACGTAGGCTTGAACCTGCGGATTGATTTCAGCGTCGGGGACTGACCGGCGGCCCATCTTGTAATCGAAGAGGAGGGCCCGGTCGCCGTGGATCGTGATTCGGTCGGCGGTGCCGGATGTCAGGCCGCCGCAGATGGACAGTTTGTGTTCCTTGAATACTTGCATAAGAGGGGTTTCCTTGCCGCGTGTTACCAAGTGCTCCCGGAGAATTGAGCCTCCTCAGCGGCGACGAAGTCCCGGCAGATGGAGACCACCTGCAACTGCTCCTCGTCGAGCCCCTCGGTCTTGCCGGTTTCAACGGCAGCATGCAGCCGGGTGCCTTCCTCGGCTGCCGGGCTGGATTCGTCGCGGTTCGTGTAGCCGGGGCAGATTTCCTTGTAGTGAAGGCCGCTCGGCGAGTGTTTGGCGTGCTGCGGCTCTGATGGTTGCTGTTCTTGATTCATAAAAATGGAGTGGAGGTCGCCGTCGTTGAGGGTGTCGATGTAGGCCAGCTTTGCCTCGACTGCCGCGCAGGCGTGCTCCTCGATGGTCCCTGCCGCGAAGACGATCCGCTGGATGGAATGCGCACCCCCGGCGCGATGGACGCGGCCCAGCGCCTGCCGAAGATCCTGCGCGGAAAAAGTGGGCGAGATGAGCGAGAGCCGGGGCTTTACGCCGGATGGGTCGTGGAGATTGATGCCGACGCCCCCGGCGCGAATGTTACAGACGATGATCGGTGCCTCGTTCGCCTGAAACCGGGTGATGGCGTTCTGCCGCTCACCGTCGCTCTGGCCACCACGGATGATGCAATCGGTGGCAAGCGCCTCAGCCAGCCCGTCAATGGACTCGTCAAAGTTCACGAAGATCGCAACACTCAGCCCCTCTGCCACGGCGTCGGTTGCCAACGCAGCCATCACATCCGTTTTCAGCAATTCAATCTTCTGCCGAGCGCGCAACTGGATGGTCAAATGGTTGGCAGCGGTTGCCTCGATCTCGTCCGCGATCTCCACCTTGCGCCGCGTATCGTTGGTGGCGAGCGCGCGGTTGAGATCAATTTTGAGTTTGTCGTAGACGGATTGGATCTGCCGCTCGCGTCCGGTATCGACGGGTTCCGCGATGATCTGTGTGGCTGGGAACTCCGGAATGTCGGCGATGCGAAGCCGCGCTCCGACGCCCTCATCAGCAAAGATTTGAGCGTGAATCCGGGAGAGCGCTTCTTGGTCTCCTGAAAACTCCATGCCGAACCGACCCTTACGGCAGCCATGACGAACTGCCCATGGCCAGTAGTCGTGGAGCCGGTGTAGCCCCAAAGCGAAACCGGTGGCGCGCATATCAAGCGGGTTGCTGGCAGCCGTGGCAGAACAGAGCAACGTGCGTATTCCTTGACGACGGGCGGCGACGAGTAGCCTCGCGTTCTGGCTGTCCCGCGATTTGCATCTGTGAACCTCATCAATAACCAGCAAGGCATCCGAGGGGAGTACCCAGACAAACCGCTTGTCTTCAACCCGGCCAAGGACGGTCTTGCCAGTTTTCACCGCCTCGTAATTGGTGATGGCGATTACCTGGACGCCGAAGCCTTCCGCGACTTTGCGCCAGGCAGGCAGCGTGGCTTTCGGCGCAATAACCAGCAATTTCCAGCCGCCCTCTTTCGCCGCTGCGCACGCAACGTAAGTCTTTCCCACACCGGGATCGCTCGCGTCAAGAGCCACGCCGTGCCGTTGGGTCGCAGCGAAAATGCGCGCAGCGTGCTGGATCTGGTAAGGAAGTAGAGAAAGCTTCATCGCGGGTAGCTAACGGGGAAGCCCCCGTGTCAAATTGAGGACGTTGCTCGCGTCTATTTCTCCGCAACACCGGATGGTAATGGCGGAATAGCGGATCTCGTGTCTAGTCGTTCCCACCACGCGGAAGCGTGAAAAATAGAAGGGTAGTCTTATTGTGCGTACACGATCCTTTTCAGGTAATGCGGCATTTTGGTAAGCCTCGCAAACAAGCGGGTAAGCAGTATCAGACATTAAGCTTTAGCAACCGGATGAGATAGACATCGGTGAATGCCTGAACAAAAGCGCGGGAACTTCTGTTTGTAATGGGGAAATTGATTCCGACTGTCATTTCACCTTGGATGCGAGATTATCCAAGGTTGGTCCAAGCTTGGAACGTGATTGCTCCAAGCTTGGAGATGGAAACACGTCTTGGAAAACGGCGAAATAATTCAGCGACGCGATTTATACATGCGTAATTTATAACTGTTATGAAACGACAAGAACTTTCAGGAAATGCACATCACAGAATTAAGCGATTAGCCGTTACCGGCGGCTTTTTGGATGGATTAGAAGTCATCTTTGCCGATGGACTTAATTGCATCATCGGCCCGCGAGGCGCTGGCAAAACAACCGCAGTCGAACTAATCCGGTTTGCACTCGACTCGATGCCCGGTCGCGAAGGCGATCCATTACGCACTCGGTTGGAATCGCTGATTGAGAGCAATCTGGAAAACGGGCGGGTGGAGCTGGAAGTGGAAAGCAAAGACGGGCTCGGCTACTCAATCACGCGCGTGCATGGCGAGCAGCCATTGGTGATTGACCAGGACGGCCACTCGATTCCAGGGATTAAGGTGCGCGGCGGGGTGCTCTTCCAGGCCGACGTGTTCAGCCAGAACCAAATGGAGAGCATCGCGGAGATGCCGCATTATCAACTGGATTTAATCGACAAGTTTAGCGAAGCCGACCTCGCCGCGATCCACTGGAAGATTCAGGAGTCACGTAACGAGCTGGAGGCCAGCGCGGCGGCCTTGTTGCCGCTAATGGAGCGTCGGGAGATATTGGAGGGGGACCTAAGGGAATTGCCGGTCGTCGAGTCGAAGCTCTCTGGCCTTAAAGAGACAATTGGACCGAAAGCCGACATGATCAACAAGGCACATGCGGAAAAAGCGCTCCGGGATCGCGAGGATCGCGCCATCAAGGAAGCGTCGCGCGTTATTGCCGATGTGTTAGCGGGCACGAAGCAGTATTTTGGAGTTCTCAGCACCCATTTCGATTCGCTCTTTACCGAGGATATCCAGGATGGGCCCAACGGCGCAGTGTTCAAGAAAGTCGCCGTCGATTTGGCCGAAGCCGCGCGCGAGTTCGACCGGCATTTGGCCGCAGCCAGCGATTCGCTTGGGGCTGCCCACTCTGCCTTGGGCAAGGAGAAGTCGTTGCTTGACGAAGCCCACAAAAAGCAAGAAATGGCATTTCTCAAGCTGGTAGAAAAGCACAAGGACGCGATGGCGAACTCCACCGAGCGGAGCGCCCAAGAAAAGCGTCGCAACGAGCTTCTATTCAAAAAGCGCGAGATCGCGGATATCAGTCGAAGGATTGGGAAACAGCTGACAGCCCGTGGTGATCTGGTGGAGAAGCAGCGGCGTCTTTGTGATGAGCGCTTCCAGGTGAGGAGTGCCATCGCCAGCGATCTTACCACCAAACTTGCACCAAGCGTTCGCGTCCGATTCGAGCAGCACGGCATCCGAACCGCCTACAGGGAGCATCTCGAGGCGGCCCTGCGCGGTTCACCCATCAAAAATAACATTGTAGCCGGGCGCATTGCCGCAAGCGTATCGCCGGATGAATTGGTACAGCTGATCAAGCGCGGCGACCTCAACGCCGCTGCCGAACAGTGCGGGATATCGGACAGGCAGGCGACGACGGTTATGTCCGTGCTCAATCGACCCGAGGAATTGTTTGCTCTCGAATTGGTGATGCTTGAAGACGAGCCGTTCATTGAGCTTTCTGAGCGGGGAGACTACCGCGAATCCTCGATCCTCTCCACAGGTCAGAAATGCACGGCAATCCTTCCCATCCTGCTCTTTGACAGCATTAATCCGCTATTGATCGATCAACCCGAGGACAACCTCGACAATAGCTATATTTACGAAACCGTGGTCGAGACGCTTCGCAAGGTGAAGCAATCACGCCAATTGATTTTCGTGACCCACAACCCAAACATCCCGGTGCTTGGAGACGCGGCTCTGGTGGTCGTCATGGGCTCGGATGGAAATATCGCCAAAATTACAGCGCAGGGCAGCGTTGATGACTGCAAGGAGGATATAGTTACGCTTCTGGAGGGAGGCGAAGAGGCGTTCAAAGCCCGGAAAGACCGGTACCATTACTAATCTTGTTCCTATGCCGAAAGCATCTCAAAGTCCGATCCATTGGCTAAAGGTTCTCCAAGAATCGACTGACCCACTGTGCCTGGATGAAATTCGCGGACTGCCCGCATCAACGACACACTGGCTGCTTCTACATCCGGACGACCCTAGCGCGCGCCAGCTGCTCGAATTGCTCGCGACTGACCGCAGATCGGAGATTCGCTTGGCAGTTGGGCGCTCGTTGGATGCGATGCCAGAACCGCTGTTTTCCCGCCTGGCTCAGGTGATGAGCCAGGACAGTAACACTTATGTAAAGCAGGCAGCCAAGCGGGCACTTCAAGAAAGGGCGGCCAACAAGCGCCACGCTGCGGCTGTCCACCCAGGTCGGGAAGCAACGCTTTCAGAGATTGAAAAATTATATGATTCAACCGCCGCGCATATGGCATCGAAGGTGGCTGAGGCTCGCGCGAATGAGTTTCTCCTGTCTGTCGTCCATGAGCTGAAAACGATTGCGGGGCGGATCAGGTCGGGGACCTTCGGCCTCAGGCACTACGTTCCTGCCGATCATGATGCTGAACGTTTCATGGCGGTCATTGACCGTGCGGCTTCGGATGTGGAATTTCTGGTTTCCAGCATCAGCGCGCTTTCGCGCCCCGGAGAACTGCATCTGGAAAATGAAAGCATCTGCGACCTGATTGAAAAAGCTCTCGAAAGTGCAAAGGCTGGTTTGCGAAGCAGGGGGGACGACATCGCGCCAGTGGAAGTTTCAGTCCACTGTCCAGAACCGGTTCATGCACGCATCTCACGCTCTCATTTCGTCTTGGCGATGGCCCATGTGATCAAGAATGCTATCGAAGCCCACGGCCATTCGATGAGCTATCTGCCTGGCCACGTTTCAATATCCATAACTCAGGAGCACAACAGGGTGCGCATCGTTATTGCAGACGACGGCTGTGGCCTGCGCTCGAACGATGCTGCCGTGCTTAACGAATTTTTGCCGGGCCGCAGTTCCAAACCAGGAGGGGCTGGCTACGGATTACCCATCGCTAAGAGCTACATAGACGCACACCAGGGAACGCTTAAGTTGGAATCCGAGCAGGGGCTTGGAACGACGGTCACCGTTGAGCTTCCCATCGACGGAGGAAAACCCAATGACACACGCGCTTCTGGTTGAAGACGACGAGACAGCAGTTGCACCGATTCAGGAAGCCCTTCGATCCATGGGCCACACCTGCGATGTCGCCATGACGCAAGAGGCTGCGGAATTGCTGCTTGCCAGCAACGCCTACGACTATTTCTTGCTCGATTTGGTAATCCCTCTTTACGACAAGGGGCTTGTCTCCAAACAACACGGGCGCAACCTGCTCCTGAAAATCAAAGCGATGCCCGGCCATCGGGATCGTCCGGTGATCGTAATCACTGCGCACGATCTTGAGACGTTTACAACTGCGGTAGACGTCATGAAACTGGGTGCCGTCGATTACGTTGCCAAACCGTTTACCGCCGAAAACCCCCTGGAGGACAAGATTCGTCAGGCGCTTAAACTCCCTTTGCCAGCCCGAGGAACCGACGACTCGCAACCACGACAGGAGGGTGAGGAGTCAGCAAAACCGTTCACCGGCGGTTACTTGGATTTTTACCAAGATCGAGTTGAGTTTTGCGGAGAAAAAATCGCCGGACCGGAGGGTCAGAGTTGCCCGCGGCAAGTTCTCGACCTTCTCAAGCGGCGTAGTCTTGCAAATGACAAGCGCAACTACGACAGCCGCTTTATCGCGCGGGAACTAGGGTTTGGACGCGGGGCGGGCGCAGTGAGCGATGCGATCTTCCAGATCCGCGAATCTTGTGCCAAGGCGATGGAGAGCCAATCCGTTCATTTGGAAAAGAACGACGTCATTTGCAATCGTCATCGCGGTTATGTCTTTGCCCAGCAAATCGAAGTTCGCAATCACGCGGAAAATATCCCCGCTGCGCCGCAGCACGACCACACCGAACACCAGTTAGCGATCCTGCGGGAATTGCGAAAGGAAGGATCGATGTCCCGACCTGCACTCGCCGAGCGCTTGCACCTGACGGTTCGGGCTGTCGATTCCGAAACCGCAGCACTGGTCACCCGCAAAGAAATAACGAAAGTGGGGAGCGGAGCGGCCATGCGATTCAAGATGGTTGCCGCCGGGGAACCGGACGCGGGCTAGCGGTGAGGCGCGGGAAAGCCCTTCAAGACCAAGTCGCGGGCGAATGTTTGCATCCGCTGTCCCTTATTTCCCATCAATTTTTATGTCATATCTATTACAATGGTCAGAGCAGGATCATCAGTTTCACTCCGAAGAGGAAGCGGTGGCCTTAAGTTCCGCACTTCAAGACTTCTTGCAGGGAGACACAGACGACTATGTCACCGTAGCGAAAGTTCCAAGCGCGCTGGATGCCACCCGCCTGAGCCACGAGCTTGCCCGGAAACGCGGATTAAGATGGAGCGAGAAAGAGATGTGCTGGATTGAACCGAGGTAAATTGTTTCCAAGCATGTCGTTTCCTTCACGCTGGTTGACAGCGCCGATGGGATTATGAACGCCCCTCTTTTTCCACACGAAATGAATTCCGACCAGCGCCGTTCGGAAGTCGCCACCCTTCTGGCGCGGGGCTATTTGCGCCTGCGCGCCACCCCGAAAGATTCTGCTGTAAACCGAGAGGAAGTCCTTGAGGCGGGTGGCGATAAGAGCGTGTATGCGCCCGAGAAAGGACGCCAATAATGACCATAGACCAACACGCCAGAATCGCCCGGCAAATTACCGAACTCGACGGACTGACCGTCATCCAGCTTCAAGAGAAATGGGAGAATGTTTGGAACGAACCCTGCCGGAGCCAGAACAAGAACCACCTCAAAAAGCGCATCGCGTGGCGTATTCAGACGCTCGCGCATGGGGGACTCTCCCTGCGGGCGCTGGAGCGAGCCCATGAATTGGTTGATGAAACGCTGCTTCGCAGAAACGCGCCCGCGCGTCCGGCTGCCCAGCCCGCGTCATGCGGTGAAACAACGGTCCACAGTTTTGCACCTGCAGCACAAAGTGATCGCTTGATGCCCGGTGCAGTCCTCACCCGGGATTACAAGGGGAGAAAGCTGCTGGTGACGGTGCTGGAGAAGGGGTTCGAATTTGAGGCCAAGGTCTATCGAAGCCTGACTGCGGTGGCAAAAGAGGCCACCGGCTCGCACTGGAACGGGCGGCAATTTTTCGGTCTTGTGAACACTGGAAAAGAGGCTGCATGAAAACCGCTACGCGTAAATCAACCGAACCGGCCAAGAAAATGGTTCGCTGCGCCATCTATACCCGAAAATCCACCGAAGAAGGATTGGCGATGGAGTTCAATACACTGGACGCCCAGCGTGAAGCAGCCGAAGCATTTATTCTGAGCCAGCGGCACGAGGGGTGGGTCACGATCCCAGAAAAATACGACGACGGTGGGTTCACCGGTGGCAACATGGATCGCCCCGCCCTCAAGCGCCTATTGGCCGATGTAGAGGAAGGAAAAGTTGACGCCATCGTGGTTTACAAGGTAGATCGCCTTTCCCGCAGCCTGCTGGATTTTTCCCGGCTCATGGAGGTGCTCGACCGCAATGAATGCTCGTTTGTTTCAGTTACGCAGCAGTTCAACACCACCCATTCTATGGGGCGGTTGACGCTCAATATCCTGCTCTCCTTCGCCCAGTTCGAGCGCGAGATTATTTCTGAGCGCACGAAAGACAAAATGAGCGCCGCCCGGCGCAAGGGCAAATGGGTGGGCGGCGGCTTGATTCTCGGTTATGACGTGAATCCAGAACGTTCTCGGCTTGTGGTCAATAAAACCGAAGCCGAGCAGGTGCGACAGATTTTCGCTCTCTATCTTAATAAACAATCCGTGCTCGCCACCGCCGCCGAGCTGAATGCCCGTGGCTGGCCCCGGAAGGTTTGGACGGGAAAAGGGGGGCAGACAGTTGGCGGCAGGCGCTGGAACAAGCCAAACCTGCTTGGGCTGCTCAACAATGTCGCATATATCGGGAAGGTAAAATATGACGGACAACTTTATCCTGGCGAGCACGAGGCCATCTTGAACGAGCAGACATGGGATGCAGTACAGGCGCTTTTCAAGCGGAACGCCCGTGATCGAACCGGGGGAGCGCGGAACCGCTATGGCGCACTGCTGCGTGGTCTGCTGTTTTGCGGCACTTGCGGGTGCGCAATGACGCATTCCTTCACATGCAAGGGAAAGACCCGCTATCGGTATTACGTTTGCCAACAGGCGATGAAATGCGGGTGGAACGAATGCAAGACCCGCTCCATCCCTGCGCAGGAGATTGAGGATTTCGTGGTTCAGCGACTGGCCCGGATCGGTTCCGACACGGAATTGGCGGGGGAAGTAACCAAGCAAGCTCGCGAGGAGCGCCAGCGCCAAGGAGAGGCGCTCTGGGCCGAGAAAACCTTGCTGGAAAGAAGTCTCCGGGAACAGGCACGCACCGTGGCGGGGTTGTTTTCTCAGCCCAATGTCAGTGCCCGATTGGCCGATCTGGAAGCGCAAATCCGGGCGGGGGAAACCCGGCTCGCCGCCATCACCACGGAACTCGCCGGGCTTGGCGAACGGGAGATTGGTGGAACGGATGTGACAGACGCTCTCCAGAATTTTACCGGTTTCATCGGCGCTCTTGCTCCCGCCGAACGCGAGCGCCTTGTTCACCTTCTGGTGGAACGGGTGGTGTATGACGGTCCGAAGTCGAGCGTTGCCATCACTTTTTACCCCGCTGGAGTCAAAACCCTCAGCCAATCAACGGAAGCATGATCGACGAATCCATCATTCACTTCAAAACTATCCGGGACGGTGCCAGAAAACTCCACCCGGGCCCGCCGCCCGAGCCCAAAGCGCCACCACCACCCAGGATTCCACGCATCTCACGGCTCATGGCACTGGCCATCCACTTCGACCGGCTGATCCGCAAAGGCACCGTCCGCGACTATACCAACCTCGCCGTCTTGGGCGGCGTTTCCTGCGCCAGGGTGACCCAGATCATGAATCTCTTAAACCTGCCCCCGTGGCGGCAGGAGGAACTGCTGTTTCTCTCTCCTGAAAGCACGCTAACGGAATGGGGGATCAGGGCGGAATGTGAGCGGGTGGTGTGGGAGATGAAGTTTTGAACGGGTCGAGTGGTTTTGCTTGAAACAATCCAGTAAGTCGATTATTATTCGACATACTGGAATTTCATGATGCCTCTTTTACCCCGAGATACACCTTTCGATTACCAGCTTGCCATGCAGCGCCTGTCGGATTACGCCGCGCCTCGTGACAAGCTCCGACAGCTTTGCGTGCAGGGAGAAATCGCCCGCGTAAAGAAGGGGCTCTACACCCCGTTGGATGAGGGGCGTCCAGTGATTGATCCCCTCGTGCTTTCCGGCTTGGTTTACGGGCCTTCCTATGTAAGTCGTGAAACCGCTTTGGCCATTCATGGGCTTATCCCGGAGCGGGTGGAGGAAATCACCGCTATGACCTCGCTTAAAGAGAAGCGGTTTGTAACACCGGCGGGGCGTTTCACCTATCGTGTCATGCCAAAGGCGGCTTTTGCATTGGGGGTGGGCATTGCTGAGGCCCGCGGGGGAACCTATTTTCTTGCATGTCCAGAAAAGGCGCTGTGCGACCGGGTGGCTATGGTGCGCGGTTTGACAGGAACCGCCGAGGTGGAAGCGTTGCTTGTTGAAGATTTGAGGATCGAGCTCGGAGCGTTCGCCGGGATGGATGTGGCACTGTTAAGTCAAATTGCCGATGCCTATGGTAGGCGCAATGTGCGGGCCCTGGCCAACTGGCTGGCGGAGGTGGCACGATGA